TAGTGATGTTTTGCGAACCGGCTACCCGCAGGAAGTGTTGGCGGCGTTCATGACCGCGTGTGACGTTGTTTTGAGCGCGTCATATGGTGAAGGGTTTGGTGTTCCACAGGTTGAAGCTCAGGCATGCGGCACAAGGGTTATTGCGTCATCTTGGGCGGCATCACCGGATCTTGCAGGCCCCGACTCGTGGCTTGTGGAGGGTCACATGTTTTGGGATGAGCCGCAAGCGGCCTGGTATATGATTCCCGACGTGCAATCAATCCTTGACGGGTTGCAGTTAGCGTACGAGGCTGAGCGTGGCGTATCAACGGAATCTGTAAAGTTTGCGAAACAGTTTGATGTGGAAACGGTTTGGAACTGGTATTGGTTGCCGTTCCTGCGTGAGCGTTTCGGCGCTGATGCGGTAAACTGATAGCGGAGGTTTATTCTTATGGCAGTGACAAACGGGTACGCAACCCTGTCTGACGTGAAGGCGGCGTTGCGCATTGCTGATGCTGTTGACGATTCGTTGATTGAGTTGAGCATTGAGGCGGCTTCGCGTGAGATTGATGGTTACTGCCAAAGGTCGTTTTATAACGCGGGAACTGCAACGAGGTATTTTGCGCCGGCTGATGCTTTCATAACGCTCACGGATGATGTTATTTCTGTGTCGGAGGTTGTGACGGCGGATGATGCCGACGTTTTTGCAACGGTGTGGACTGCGGATGATTACCAGTTAGAACCTGTGAATGGGATTGTGTCTGGTTTGGCTCACCCGTTTACTCAGTTGCGTGCGGTTGGGGATTTTCTGTTTCCGTCGTGGATTAGTGTGACGGGTCGCACCGCTACCGTAAAGGTCACTGGTGTTTGGGGTTGGGCTGCTATCCCGACGGCTGTGCGCCAGTCGTGTGTGCTTTTGGCCATGCGCCAATTCAAACGGTACGATTCCCCGTTGGGTGTTGCCGGTTTTGGTGACCTCGGGGCGATAAGGGTTGGGCGTGTTGATCCTGACGTTGAGGCGCTCCTGATGCCGTTTAAAAGGGTTTCGGTAGCGTGAGCATCGCCGACATTCGTAAGGGCTTAGGTGCGAACCTGGGCACGATTAGAGGGTTGCGTGTCGCTGAGACTATCCCCGATAACCCGTCACCACCTATCGCCATTATTGCGTTGGGAAACGTGACTTATGATGGGGCGTTTGCCGGTGGTTTGACGGAATACAATTTTGTGGTGTCTGTCGTTGTCGGGCGTGTTTCTGAACGTGAGGCGCAACGCCGTTTGGATCAGTACATTTCTACAGGTGAGGGCGGAATCAAGGCGGCTGTAGAGTCCGATAAATCTTTAGGCGGTTCGGCTTATGATGTTCGTGTGACTGAGATGAGCAACATCGGTTCGATTATTATTAACGATATAACCTATTTGGCGTGCGATTTGTTAGTTACTGTTTACGGCACTTGATGATTTATGCGGTATGATAATAGTGACGGTTTGAACCGTTCACGTTTTTCACTAAGGAGTTATTTTGGCTAAGTTCGTCGCTACAGACATTAAGACAACTATTAACGGCGTTGACTTCAGCGACCATATTGCAGCGGTCACCATTGACATTACTGCTGATGAGGTTGAGACCACCGCGTTCGGCACCGGTTGGCGTTCACGCGTCGGCGGCCTAAAAGACGGTTCTATAACCTTAGATTTTCATCAGGATTTTGCAACGACCGGTTCAGGTGCGGTTGATCAAACCATTTGGACAAACTTTGGTTCACAGGCTACCGTTGTTGTCACACCAACCAGCGGTTCGGTCACTGCAACCAATCCTAGCTACACAGGCGTGTACCTTGTCTCGCAGACAACCCCTATCGCTTCCACTGTTGGAGATTTGGCCACTCAGTCAATCACTTGGCCACTTGCAAGCGGTTCAGGAATCACACGCGGCACTAGCTAATCTGATAGGGTGGGGGCATGAATCCTATTACTTTACACATTGAGTATGCCGACGGTAGTAAGGCTAAGGCTGTTGCTGCCGCACCTGACTTTGTTGCGTTTGAGGCAAAGTTTGACAAGTCTGTGCAATCCTTTAGCACTGATGTTCGTTTGACGTATCTTTTCTTTTTGGCGTGGAACTCGTTGAAGCGTCGCAAAGAAACTGCGTTAGATTTTGATGCTTGGGTTGAGACTGTTTCTGGCATTGAGGTTGATGACCCAAAAGCATAAAGGGGCTGGGGGATTCTTCGGCTCACTGGTTGATTGCCTCTATTGCGTGCGAGACTGGTATCTCGCCGACTGAGTTGATGAACCTTGATCCGCGCATGTTGTGGACTTTGCAAAGATATTTAATTGCTAAGGGCACTGAGGCTAGTAAATCGCGGTAGAATGGGGTGAGGAGTTTTTTATGCTTACCCCAACACTTGATGCTGATGATGTGGCTCGCACGTTTCGTGTGTTAAATAAGATTGAGCGTGAGTCTGTTAAGGCGTTGCGTTCTGGTTTAAGGTCTGAGTTGAAGCCGACGGCTAAGCTGATTGCGGGGGAATACCCGACTCAGCCTTTATTGTCGGGTTTTCGTCAATCTTTTGGAACTTGGGGTTGGGGCGCTGTTTCTGGCTCCGTTCGTGTTACGCCTGGTAAGTCGCGTAAGGGCGCGGGCCGGCAATCTGTTGTTTCATTGTCGATGAATTACAAAAACGCGACCCCGTTTGTTATTGACATGATCGGGCGACGGCCTCGCGATTTGGGTAATTATTCTAGCGACCGTTACAAGAAAACGCCTTACGGTCAAGGGATGGCGTTGTACAGAAATGTTCATAGTCGGATTTCTGGTTGGCCTAATGGTGGTCGCGTGTTCTATAAAAAGTTTTTGCAACAACGTCAAGTTGTTATTAGTAAGTCTGTTGACATTATCAACAAGTGGTCTGAGCAAGTAAGTCGGGAGATCTAAATTGGCCATTAATCTTCCCATTGTTTCCAAGTATGATGACAAGGGCGCAAAAGAGGCGCAAAGTTCGTTAAGTAAGCTTGGCACAACGGTTGCCGGTATTGGTATTGCGGCGGCGGCTGCCGCTGGTGCAGCTGGTGTTGCGTTACTGACTAAAACCCTGTCTAGCGGTTTTGATCGTTTGGTTAGCATTGATAATGCGACGGCTAAGCTTGAGGGTTTGGGTCATTCTGCGGCAAGCGTGCAAACAATTATGGACTCCGCTTTAGCATCTGTAAAGGGTACCGCGTTTGGTTTAGGTGATGCGGCTACGATTGCCGCTAACGCTGTTGCGGCTGGTATTCAACCAGGTCAGGAATTAACAAAGTATTTGACGCTCACGGCTGATGCTGCGGCCATTGCTGGTGTTTCCCTTGAGGAAATGGGCAGCACGATGAATAACGTGCGCACGATTGGTGCGGCGTATAATGATTCGTTGCAGATTATGGCCCAAAAGGGTATCCCGATTTATACAATGCTCGCGGATGAGCTGGGTATAACAACGGATGCGGTGAAAACGCTTGCGTCTGAGGGTGGCATTTCTGCTGATCTGTTTGAAAAGGTTATGCAGGATAAGTTTGGGGGTGCGGCGCTTAAGGCTGGCGATACTGTTGAGGGTTCGATTGCGAACATGGAGGCGGCGTTTGGCCGTCTAGGTGCGGCGTTGTTGGGGACAACGTTTGAGGGTTTGCCTGCGGTTTTTGCCGACATCACTAAAGCGCTTGATGGCATGCTTCCGCAGTTTGAGGCTATTGGCGCAGAGCTTGGCCCTATCTTGATTGAAACTTTTAAACAGTTGATGGAAGCGTTGTTGCCTTTGATTGCCCCGTTGATGCAAATTATTGGCGCTATTTTGCCGCCGCTTGCTCAGCTCATTGCCGCTATTGCTCCGATTGTTGGCAGGCTAATTGAGGCTTTGTTGCCGCTAATTGAAGCTATTTTGCCGGTCATTGTGACGTTGTTTGAGGCGTTGCTGCCACCAATTTTGACACTGTTGGAGGCGGCACTGGTTCCGCTCATTGACATTGTGTTGATGTTGGTTGAGGCGTTTGCGCCTGTTATTGAGGCAGTGTTGCCAATTTTTGTGAAACTGATTGAGGCGATTGCGCCGATTGTGACAACACTAATTGAAGCGTTTATGCCTTTGCTTGAGGCGATTCTTGAGCCGCTGATTGACATCATTTTGGCTTTGGTGCCTGTGATTGAAGCGTGGTTGGATGCGATGATTCCTTTATGGCAGGCCGTGTTGCCTTTAATTATTGAATTGATTGCCTGGCTTGTTTCTGAGGGCATGAAGCCATTTATCAAAATGCTTCAGGATGCTGTGCCTGTTATTGAAACAATTGCAGATGTGATGTTGTGGTGGATTGAAAATGTTTTGAAGCCTGGTGTTGAGGTGTTGACTTTGTTGCTTACCTCGTTGAAAGACATTTTTGCGTATAACAATAAACAGGTCAATTTTAAGGTGACAGGTTCGCAAAGTTCGGCCATTTCTGGGCAGACTTTACAAGGCGGTAGAATCCCTAACCGTGCGGCTGGTGGTGGTGCAGCTAATACTGGTTTGTCTTGGGTTGGTGAGAAAGGCCCTGAGCTGATCACTATGCCTCGTGGTGCAACGGTGACACCTATTCCGCAACATATGAGGGCTGATGCAATGTTTGGCGCAAACCGTAACGGTGGCGGGGGCAACACGACGGTGCTAAACATTACTGTTAATGGTGGCCTTGATTCGTCTGCACAAATCGGTGAAGCGGTTGTAAACGCTATTCGTAAGTATGAGCGCACTTCTGGCGCTGTCTTTGCGAGGGCGTAATGGTTGCGACAACGGTTGAGGTTGCGTTTGAGCTGACTACGGGTGACGCCCCGTATTTTCGTTTGGATGATCCGGTGCGTGGCGTTTTGGATGGTACTGAATACCGTTTGTCTGGCCCTATCTTTATTGACATTAGTGAGTTTGTTTCTTCGGTGTCTATTGGACGGGGTAAGAACCGTGAGTTGGAACGGTATTCGTCTGGGCAGTGCACGGTTACGTTGCATAACGAGAACCGGTTTTTTGACCCGTTGAATGATTCGTCACCGTATGTTGGGAACATTATTCCGCGCCGTGCTTTGCGTGTGACTACGGGTGGTGTGACACAGTTCACGGGGTTGGTTGAGGATTGGAATCTTGACTATGACGTTTCTGGGAAGTCTGATGCGGTGATTCAGGCGGCGGATGCGTTTACGTTGTTGGCGCAACAGTCGTTGACGGCTGGCACGGCGGTGCCTGAGACTACTGGTGAACGTGTTGAACGGGTGTTGTCTATGCCTTCGGTGGCGTGGCCTGTTATTCAGCGGCGTATTGATACGGGTCAGTCTGAGTTGGGCGATGACGTGTTTGAGCCGGATGCGTCGGCGTTGGAGTATTTGCAGAAGGTTGAGGCTTCTGAGCAGGGCCAGTTGTTTATGGATCGTGATGGGTTTGTGCGGTTTGTGAATGGTGCGGTGTCGCCTACGTCGTCGGCTTCTAAGGCGTTGTTTAGTGATGCTGGTGATGGTGTGCCTTACACGTCGGCTACGGTGTCGTATGGGACTGAGCTTCTTTACAATGAGGTTACTGTTTCTTCGCCGGTTTCTGAACAGTCGTGGGCTAACGTTGAGTCTCAATTGAAGTATGGGATTACTGGCACGAGTGTGGACACCCTGTTGGGTAATCCTGCGGCGGTGTTGGCGTTGGCACAGTTTTGGGTCGCTAAGTATGGTGAACCTGAGTATCGGTTTGAGTCGCTTGAGGTTTCGTTGGATGGGTTGACTGGTTTGCAGATTGGGGAGGTGTTGAATGTTGAGTTGGGTGACATTGTTGAAATCAAGTTCACGCCTAATGGTATTGGTGATTCCATTGAACGTTTTGGGCAGGTGACTAAGATTGAGCATAGTATTGGTGTTGACCGGCATACGGTGACGTTTGGGTTTGGGTCGTTGCAGTTTTCGTTCCTCATTTTGGATGATGCTGAGTTTGGTATTTTGGATGAGTATGTTTTGGCTTTTTAGGATGGAGAGAATCTAATGGGTGGTCGTAAGGTTTGGGCTGCGGATGATGTGTTGGCTGCGGCTGATTTGAACGAGTATTTGGGTGACCAGGTGGTTATGGTGTTCGCTAACGCTACGGCGCGTTCTGGGGCGATTCTGGCACCTGTTGAGGGCATGTTGACGTATCGGCAGAATGATGACGTGTTTGAGTTTTGGACTGGTAGCGTGTGGCGGCAGATTGGTGCGGGCACGGTTCGCGGTATAACTATTTTTAATTCTGAGTCTGAGCCGACGGCTAACGCTGCCGGTGATCTTTGGTTTTACTAAAGGGGTAACGTATGCCTAGGATGCAGGGAAACCTAGTCACCATTGGTGGGCAGGCTAACAACTATTTTTTCATTGATTGGACTGGCACCGATAACGCTGCCGCGAACACCACAACAATAAACTGGGCGGCATATTTTCATTTCACGTTATCCGATTCGCAGTTGGATAATGGTGACGCGAACCTGAACGGGGTGCGCTGGGATGTTCCTGGCCGTGTTTACAATTTCAGTAGCAACTTTACGACTAGAGATTTGCTGTTAGCGTCGGGGTCGTTTGTTGTTACACATAACGCTGCTGGTGAGGCCACCCTTAACGTTTCTGGTGGTGTTGTTCCGATTGGTTCGGGCGGATCGTCTGGTTCAGCATCGTACGCGCTGACTAATTTTTCTCGACCACCGTTGGCACCGGCTTCTGCTACGGTTGCGGTTTCGGGGCGTAACGCTACGGTGACTTCTGGTGTTGCGGATGTTACTAACCGGCCTGCGATTATTCGGTATGAGGTTGAGCGTACGTTGAATGATGGTGTGACGTGGCTTGGTTCTGTTGAGACGATGGATGGTTCACGCCAGTTTACTTATGTTGGTTTGGATGGGGGTAAGTCTTACAAGTTTCGCACTCGTGCGGTGAACGCTGATGGTAATGGTGCTTTTACGGAGTCGGCGTTGACGTTTATTCCTGCGGGGGGTAAGCGGTGGGATGGTAGCGACTGGCTGGTGACTACGACGGCGAAGCGGTGGACGGGTAGCGCGTGGACTGATATTCAGACCGCGAAACGGTGGTCTGGGTCGGCATGGGTTGATCTTAGTTGATGCGGTAGAATAGACAAGACTTGAGGAGTAGATAATGGCTGGTGCAGGGCGTAGGGTTTTTCAACCTGGCGAAGTTTTAACGGCAAGTAACGTCATGTCCTACTTGCAGGATCAGGCCGTACAAGTGTACGCGGGTACTGCTGCACGCGGTTCGGCTATTGGTACTGCTGTTTCTGAGGGTATGGTTTCGTATCTTGCGGATGCGAACCAGTTGCAGTTTTTTGAGTCTGGGTCTTGGCGCACGTTTGCTGCAACTTCTGGTTTGCCTGTTGCTAATGGTGGCACTGGTGGAACGACCGTTGCTCAGGCACAAGACAATTTGCGTGTTGGGCTGGTTCCCATTAGTCCTTCTAGTGTTGTTGTTGCGGGTGCGGGTTCTTCGGCTTCTGCAAACGATTTGGGTAAAGTAACATTTTCTGGATGTACAAGTTTAAGCTTAAATGGAATCTTTTCTAACAATTTTTCAAATTATTTTGTTATGGCATCTAATTTGGAAACCAACACTGGCTACAACTCTTTATCTTTTAGATTGCGAAACGGTGGAGTAGACAGGACAAGCGCAAACTATTTTTTGTGGGGCTTTTTATATTTGCAGGCTGGTATTTCTGCACAAGGGGCTAACGCAACTAATAGTTTCTTTATGAATACAAATATTGCGCCGCCAGGTGCGCAAACTCCAACTTTTTTTAATATATCTCTTTACCATCCATTTAACGAAAACATTGGAACAAACGTAAGGTACTCTTCCGGCGGTTACAATGGTGTAACTCAAAGTATTGGTGAAGTTTCTGGGAGTTACAACACAGAAAATTCAAACGATGGGATTACTTTTTTTCCAACTTCTAATTCTTTTTCTGGCGTTATTCAGTGCTTTGGTTACAACGAATAGGAAATACAATGACTGAGATTATTATTCGAGAACTGACTGAAGAAGAAATTGCTGAGCGGGAAGCTTGGGCCGCTGGCGCATACGACCGTGAATGCGAGCAGGTTCGTTTAGCACGCCACGCCGCTTATGTCGCTGCTGACGGGTCTGACGCTCTACTAGCAAAGTTTATGCTCGGTGAGGATGGTGTTACGTTGGAGGATGTGCAGGCCCGCAAGGATGCAATTAACGCTGCGCACCCTTATCCCGAGGCAGAATAATGGCTATGAGCTGGGGTCAGTTCACCGCCCAACCAAACGGCACACGCATTTACAATCACGGGTTTGATCAATGCGTTGCGTTAGCAAACCAATACCATGAAGAAGTTATCGCTGGCACATTTGTGCCCGTACCGTCCGCATACATGTGGTGGACAAACTTCAACCAATACGCAACGCTCACAGCAAACTACACACAATCAGCAACTCCTGTTGCCGGTGCCATATTCGTCGGCAGGTACGGAATCTATAACGCACCGCACGGTCACATTGGCGTAGTCACCTCGGTAAACGGTGGCACGTTCGACACGATGGAACAAAACGGTGGGCAACGCTACCTGTGGCGGTACACCCGAAACATGGCAAACATTCTCGGGTTTCTTATCCCTAAAAAGAACCCTGCGAATCAGCCAATCGCGGCAAACCAACGACAGGTTGGTGCGAACCCTGTGAAACGCCGTCAAGGGCCATCAACAACCTCCGCTGAACTGCCCGACCCTTTACAACCTGGAACGGTTGGTAACTTTGACGGTTGGATAAACGGGGAACAAGTGAATGACGGGGTTGCGAACACAAACATTTGGTATCGTGGCACGTCTGGTAACTGGTTTTGGGCTGGAGGTTTCACCCGTATTAGTGGTGACGGGTTGACGGATTTGAATCCGCCGAAGCCTGTTGATCCGGCTGAACGGGTTGTTGGTTCTAATGCTGCGCGTCGCCGCGCTGATGCTTCTACTAAAGCCGCTGAGGTGCCGCCTATGTTGAACGCTGGGCAGGTTGTGAAGTTTGCGGGTTGGCGTAATGGTGAGAAGGTTACTGATTCTATTGCTACTTCGGATGTGTGGTTTCAGCATGCTGATGGTTGGTGGGCTTGGGCTGGGGCGTTTACGTCGCAAAGTGTTGCGGGGTTGAAAGATGTCAACCCTGTGCCACCTGTACCACCTGTGCCGCCTACACCAGGGCGTTTACCTGTGTCGGAAACAACACCGAACTGGGATGCTTCCGCACCGGCTGAGAACCCTGTTTACCCTGTGCCAGTTTCCAAACCTGTCGGCGTTGTGATGCCAACAAATGTTGCGCAAACCGTTGAGGCTGTTTCAGTGAACGGTTACACGATTGGTAGGCCGGATAAGGGTGGCCCTAACCATATTGTGTTGCATCACACTGGCGGCACGTCTTTGTCTGGCGCGGTAAACACGTTGCGTGGCACGAATGGTGCACCTACCGCTAACTGGGTCGTGCAGGATCGGCAACTGGTCGAGATGGTGCCGGAAACTTCTGGCGCGTGGACTAATGGCCGTTGGACATCGAACCTTTATAGTGTGACGTTTGAAATGGTAAACGATTCCGGCACGGGGTCTAACCTGACACCGCCGTCTAAGGTGACGATGGAAACGACGGCGTGGGCTATGGCTCGTGCGGCGCAACGCTGGAACATTGAACTGCCGCTTGAGCATGGAATAAACGTGTTTGGGCATAAAGATGTTTCCAAATCACCTACGGCGTGCCCTGGGGGTCTTGACATTGCGTGGATGGTTGAGCGTGCGAACCAGATTATTGCCCAAAATCCTGTGCCTACTCCTGGCCCTGATGTTGACGTGCTACTTATTGCTGATGCTGTTGATGTTATCAGTGGTAAACTAGATGAGATTTCAACTATTTTGAGGAGTGCTAACTGATGGCATGGTTGACACCGGAAACACGTTCATGGATTTACAACATAAGCATTGCGGTTATTCCGTTACTGGTCACGTTTGGCGTTTTTGATCAGGATTTTGCCGGCCAGGTTGCGTTGATTGTTGCCGCCGTTTTGGGCATGGGTTCTAACGCTGTTGCGCGTATGAATGTTACTAAGCCGAGCGCGGTTGAACCGGATTCTGCTAGGGGCTAATTATGGATGATCAGACTTCTACTGAGCTACTTGTTGCCGTTGGGCGGATTGAGGAGATGTTGCGCAACATGGATGAGAAGCTTCAGAAGTTGCAAACGTCTGAGGATATGCAGTGGCGTAAACTGAATCAGTTGGAGACTGAGATTGAGGTTTTGAAGACACGTCAGGGGCCTCGTGTTCCGGTGGTGTCTTGGATTGCTGGCCTTGTTGCGGCTGCGGCGCTTTTGTTAGCTATCTCTGACAGGCTGTATAGTATATAGTTGAGTTTGCCTCCGCATAGGTTTCCCCCCTTTCGCCTGTGCGGGGGTTTTTCTTTGCCATAATCGTGTAGTGTGGTAGCGTATTACAAAACAGAAACGGAAGGGGTTTCTAATGGAGTATTTAGATCCGTGGATTGCGTTGAGCATTGCTGCGCTGTGTTGCATCGGTTTGTGGTTTTTTTGGGCTGGTGACAAGTGATGGATATGCCCGTGTTTTGGCAGGATGATTTAGAACATTTGCCACCTGAGCAGTTGGCTGAGCTGGCGTTCAGCATGCAGGCGTTCATTTTGACACAGAATGAGATTATTGAGACACAGACTGAAGTGATTGATGAGTTGAAGGCTCACATTGAGTTATTGAAAGGGATGATGTGATTTCACCGGATAGGTTTATTGCACGGTCTTCGGATCGTGAGGCGTGGTTGTGGGCGCGTGAGCAAGGGGTGACGGCGACGATGGTTTCTCGTGGGGCAACACCGGCGGGGTTTGCTGAGATGGTTGCACGGTTTGATAATCCGCAACCTGTTGAGGTGAATGGTTACATGCAGTGGGGTATTGACCGAGAGAGTTATATCGCCGGAATCGTCAAAGACAGGTTCGGTATTATGCCTAATGATTGGTTGATTGCTAAAGATGCTGAAACGTCACGGTGGCAGATGGCTACCCCTGACGGGTTGAGTGTTGACCATAAGTGGATTGCGGAAATCAAAACGTCGGGGAAACGGTTGCACCGGATTCCGATTCATTACATGCGACAGATTCAGTGGCAATTGTATGTGACGGATGCTGAACGGTGTTTGTTTGCTGTTGAGGAACGTTTGGAAGGCCCTAACGGGTTTGCTGCCGGTATTGATATTGAGTGTCAGTGGGTTGACCGGAATGAGAAGATGATTCGTGACCTGGTAAAGGTTGCTGAGGAGTTGCAAATGCAACGGGTGTTTCAGGATCAGGCTGAACTTGATGGGTTGCTCGGTGAGGGTTCATAGTTTCCGGTTGGATGATGATTTGTATGCTGACGTGTTGGTGATGTCGGAGGTTGACGGTATTACTGTTAGTGAGCTTGTTCGACGGGCTTTGTGTGAATATTTATATAAGAAAGAGGATGATGATGGCTAACTTTAGATTAGAAGACTATGAAACGGTTGAGGAAAGGTTGCGCCGGTTTTACGGTTTGCATCCTGACGGTCGTGTAATCACATATGACTACACCACCCCGGAGGAACGAGCTAAGGGTTATTGGAAGGTGCGCACGGAAGTTTTTTTGAACGCCGGCGATCAGGCTTTAGGTTTAGTAAAGTCAAGCGGCTTGGCAAGTGAGATTGATGGGCAGGGTATGACGCAAAAGACAAGCGCACTTGAAACATGCGAGACCAGTTCAATCGGGCGTGCGCTTGCAAACATGAATCTCAGCGGTAATAAACGTGCTTCTCGTGAGGAGATGGAGAAGGTTGCTCGTGGTGTCAAGCCTAAAAATGTTGTGGTGCCTGATGGGTTTGTTGATCGTGTGAATGAGGCTGACCTTGAGGCGTTGAAGCTTTTGTGGGCTGATGCTGTTGCTGGTGGGTTTAGTGTTGAGGTTCAGGATGTTGTGACGAAACGGAAAGGAGCGCTCACATGAGCGACTATAGTTTGAAAGAGTATTTTGCTGAACGTATGTTTTTGTTGCAATTAGTGGAAGTCAAAAATGATGGCGGCGTTGATTATATGATCCGCATTGATGGAACATATTTTGGCGATGGTACTGACGGGATGCTGGATTATCACAACGATCTTTTCAAAAAGGTTTTGCGGGCGGAGGGGTTGTTGTGACGAAACGGAAAGGGGCGCTTAACTAATGGATTTAGGCAAGTTTAACTGTGCAACAGGTTTATCCAATTTATTGTACACAAAAGACGATTTAACTGTTAGAACCGCAACTGAACAAGACCGCAATTTTATTGACAAACTACAAAAAGAAAACAGTTACGCCGTTGGGTTTATTCAATCAACGGTGTGGGATAAGTACGTTTTTGGTGGCGAAAGAAACTTTGTTGTGTTTATTTGCGAGAAAAACGATGACATGGTTGGTTATGTTTTGTTAACTCCAGGCCGCAAGGCTTACAGTTACGCAAAGGTTCAACAAATTGCTGTGCGAGAAGATGCCCGCAGGTTGGATTATGGTTCAGCGTTGATTCATGTTGTGCGCGATTTTTGCAACACTTTTAACCGTATCGGTGTGACGTTGCGTTGCCGTGTAGATTTAGACTCAAACAAGTTTTGGCAAGCTTTAGGTTTTAACCTTTATGGTGTTTGGGAAAAAGGAACTATCAACCATGTCGGGTTCAAAGCGTCAAATGATATTAATTTGTGGCAGATAGATTTGAATGACAAATTGTTGGCGTTGTTTTCTACGTCTGAACTTGATAATGGCTTAAGTGTTGTGGTGAAAGAAAGGTTAGTTTTGTGACTACGGATGAGCTTCGAGATGCGTTGTGGGAGATTCGTGCCGAACTGAAACGGGCACCGGATATTGTGCAGGAGTTGGAGTTGGCGGCTGAACGTGATGAGTTGATGGCTGATGGTAGGTACGACCGTGCCTTGTTGAACGCTACGGGGAATGTTGAGGAGCGTAAGGCTTATGCTCGGGTTCAGTCTCAGGGGGAACGTGATCAGGCGAACATTTCGCGTGCCGCATATAATCGGGCACGGTTAAAGGTGCGTTTGTTGGAGTCTGAGGTTATGGCGTTGCAGTCGTTGTTGAAGTCTGTGCAGGCTGAAACATGATTGAGTTTGAGATTTTGGGTGAACCGAAAACTAAAGGGCGGCCACGTTTCAGTAAACATGGTCACGCCTACACGCCGAAAGCTACCCGTGAGGCTGAGAAGGTTGTGGCGGATGCGTGGGCTGTGTCTGGGGGGCAACAGTTGAACGGCCCTGTGGTGATGGAGTGCACATTTTATGTAGGCACGAAACGGGTTAAAGATGTTGACAACATGTTGAAGCTAATTCAGGATGCGTTGAATGGTCGGGCGTTTGAGGATGATTCGCAAATTGTTCGCCTGGTTGGGGTGAAAGTGTTTACTACACCGGATCGTGCTAGAACGGTTGTGAAGGTTTACCAGCAGATGGGTTTGGTGGTGGAGTGATGGGGAAACAGGTTCCGGCTGATGTTTTGTTTGAGGAGATTGAGTGGTTTACGTCTCAGGGGTGTACGGTGTGGGATGCGTTGAACGCGTTGGGGTTGTCGTGGGCTGCGGTTCGCCGGCAGGCTAATAGGTATGGTCGGGAAGATATTTTGGAAATGATGGCGGTGCCTGATGAGCGTTGGTAGGCGGTCTAAGGCGCAAGTAAACAAGGTGCGCGAAATCGTGTATAAACGTGACGGGCATGTTTGTGTGGTGGCGCACACAGCTTACGGGGCGCAATGCTCCGACGAACTCACCATACAACACCGTGTGACACGCGGTATGGGGTCTAGCGCCCGTTTTGACGAACCTAAACACCTTCTAGCTATGTGCGGATACCACAATTTTTTGGACACGGCAGATAGCGTTTTTCGTGACTTTTGTGTGGCGCGGGGGTATTCGGTAAAACGGTGGGCCGCGTTGAGTGCAGGGGTTATTCCGGTGCATTACGCTGATGGTTGGTTTTTGTTACAGGGCATTGAAAGGGTGGAGGTTTCCAACGTGGAAGCATCAAGGCTTATGAAAGAGGTTTACGGTGGATAATGTGTTTGCGCAGGATCTTATTGCATCGGTGCAGAAGCGCGAACTGGTTAAGACGTTGCGGCAGTGGCGTGAGGATTCAACATCACAGGTGGAGATTGACCTGATTAATGACATGCTGACCCTGGTGTTATCGGGTGATTTAGATGGGTAGTGTATACTTACAGAAACGGCCCCGAGCGAGACTTACCATCTCAGCCCGAGGCCTAGACATCAACCTTACGCAGAAAGGCTTATGCCATGGATACAATCATAACAACAAACACTGACAAGCAAACCATCTGTTTGCAATACCTCGGGATCTCGGCGAAGAAACTTGTTGCCGCTGATGATTTCGATGACGCTATGAGCGCGATGCGCACGCTGAAGCATTACATTCTTTTAGCGCGTGAGTACGGTTGTACTGAACGCCAGATTTGTTTCGCGTTGGGGTGGACACGGGATCGTTATGAATCTTTAGAGGGGGGTATGTAATGGCCTGGTTCAAAGTTGATGACGGATTTTACACGTCGCAAAAGGTTTTGATGATTCCACGGGCTTTCAGAAATGAAGCGGTTGGTGCCTGGCTGATGTTAGGTGCTTGGTCTGCCGATAAAATGACAGATGGAAAAGTGCCAAGCTATGTGGTTGATGATTTTGACGTTTCTGATGATGCACTACATTGGCTAGTTGAAGTTGGTCTTTGGTATAAAAATGATAATGGCATTGAATACCATGACTGGTGTGAATACCAGCCAACGCGTGACCAGTTGCAGTCTAGAAATGCCGAAAAATCGGCGAAAAGACGGGAAGCTGGCATTAAATCTGGTGAGGTTAGACGAACAAAACGGGAACAAACGGGAACAAACGTTGAACAAACGTTGAACAAAAACGAACAAACACTGAACCCCGAACCCGAACCCGTACCAATAAAAGACTTGTACAACGACGTTGCACAAAAAAGTGTTTACACTGAACCATTTGAAACCTTCTGGTCAGCGTACCCGCGCAAACAACAAAAGGGTGACGCGTTCAAAGCATGGGAAACATTACGGAAGAAAAAACTGTTGCCGCACGTTTCGGTGATTATTGATGCCGCTACCGTTTACGCCGGCAATGTTACTGACCCGCAATTTCAGAAGTTGCCTGCCGGATGGTTGAGGGCATCAGCGTGGGAAGATCAGGTTGCGGAAAAGAAACCACAACGGGACCCGAACGTAATCGACTTTCACGACAAACCAGGCTGGGGATTCCGCAACTACGAGGGGGAACAAAAATGAAACGAACAAGCATCAAACGCAAACACTCACGCTACGGCGACTACTGGTCAATAACAATCTTCGGTTGGCAGTATTTCACACGTGGCTTCTACCGTAACCAGTTTTGGATGATGGTGGACAGGATGCACAAATGAATGACGCAACAACCTTATTCATTGACAAACTATCTGAGCATGGCAGCAAAGTTCAGCAACGCAATAGCAACGTGTGGATCGCGCAATGCCCAGCACACGATGACAAACAATCATCGTTGAGTGTGGGCCGTGGCCGTGGCGGTGTGATATTAAAATGTTTTGCCGGTTGCGAATATGGCGACATTTTGCGTGAAGTTGGCCTGACTGAGAACGACGGCTTTGATGACAAAAAAGAGATTCGTTACGATTACCGGCATCACGGGAAACTGGTTCGCACAGTGCACCGGCAGGCTGGCAAACGATTTCGTCAAGAGGTCATTGATGCTACCGTTGTGCCCTTGTATGTGCCAGAAGGCGAACCGGCCGACTTCACAAACAAAACCGTGTGGATTCCTGAGGGCGAAAAAGATGTCGATTTTTTGACGTTGCACGGGGTGACCGCTGTGACTTCACCTGGTGGTGCGGCAGCATGGGCAAAAGCCGACTACACACCACTCAAAGTTGCAAAGAATGTTGTCATCATTTCTGATAACGATGAGCCAGGGTTGAAACGTGCGCTGGAGTTGCGTGAACTTGTTGCCTCCTACGGGGTTATGGTTGACGTGGTAAAACC